GTTATAGGTGATAATTTATTCTTAGCACCTATACCTGACGCAACATATAACATAGAACTAACCTATAAAGCCTCTGTAAGCTCTCTTAGCGACAGTAACACTACAAATACTATATTAACACGCTATCCTGATTTATACCTCTATACGAGCTTATTTCACGCTTATACGTTTTTGTTAGATGAGCAAAGAGCAACACAATATGAAGCACTAATACAAACTATATTACAACAAATCAGAGTAGATGATGAAAAAGGTAGTTATGGTGTTGGTTTAGAAATGCGAAGTGTATATGGAGAATAAATAATGGCAATGAATACACCTTTTGGCGAATGGTTGCCTGACCAGCCTGATAACACTAGCGGAGTGACAACTGCAAAAAATGTTATTCCTGCTGCACGAGGTTATCGTGGCTTACAAGATTTATCGCAATACAGTAATGCTGCCGACAATAGATTAAGAGGTATCTTTGCTGCTAAAGACGATAGTGGTGATCCTAAAATATTTGCAGGTGACGTAACAAAACTATATGAGTTTACTAAATCTAACTCTAACTTAACAAATATATCTAAAGCAGGTAATTACACATCATTAGGTGATGAAGATATATGGAAGTTTATAGATTTTAGTGGTTTTGTTATAGGTGCATCAGGACATAATAATATATTGCAAGTATATGATAATGGCACAAGTTCTGCTTTTGCTGACATATCTGGTAGCCCTGCTGCTAAACATATAGCAGTTGTTGGTGACTTTGTATTTACTGGCAATGTAAAATATGGCGGTACAGCATATCCTAATCGTGTTTATTTTTCTTCTCTAGCGTCACACACTGGTTGGACAATAGGTACAGACCAATCTGATATACAAGATATATTTGATATGGGTGATGTAACAGGTATCGTTGGTGGTGAATATGCAACTATACTTTGCGAAAGAGGTATAGTGCGTGGTTCGTATGTTGGTACACCCCTTATATTTCAATTTGACAAAGTGCAAACAGGGTTTGGTTGTAACTATCCTAACTCAGTAGCAAATGTTGGCGAAACAGTATTTTATTTATCAGATGATGGTTTTTATCAATTTGATGGACAAAGAAGTACACCAATAGGTGCAGAAAAAGTTAATAGATTTTTCTTTGATGATTTTACTATACGAAACAAAGGCAGAATATCTACTGCTGTTGACCCTACAGAACAAATAGTTGTGTGGTCATATACATCAGGTAGTTCTAATGATGATACGCCTGACAGACTATTAATATATAATTATGCGTTACGAAGATGGTCGTATGCAGAATTAGATTGTGAACTTATATCGCCATTTATGACTATTAATTATACATTAGAAGAATTAGACGCTATTAGCACATCACTTGATGGCTTACCTGCATCACTTGACTCATCAATATATATAGGTGGTCAATTTATATTTGGTGGTGCTAAAGATAAAAAGTTACACACCTTTAGTGGTATAAATAAAGAAGCACTAATAGAAACTGCTGATTTAGATACATCTAAAGGTCGAGCAAGTGTTATAACCAATGTTATACCTTATGTAGAAATAGTAGATGGCACAACACCTAGTATTACCGCACAAGTATCATCAAGACTTAGACAAGTAGATCAAGATAGTTTTGGTACAGCAAGTTCATTAAATGATGATGGATATTGCAATGTTAGGTCAAATCAAGGTAGGTATCATAAAATAAGATTAAATGTATCAGGCACTTGGAAGTATATTCAAGGTGTCGAAATAGAGGCAAAAACAACAGGTAAAAGATAATGGCTGACAACCAGTATAAACGATTAGCTCATCAAGGTGGTAACCCTAGACAAGTTGCTGAAGTTGTTAATCGTATATTAGACGGAGGAATAAACTCTACTGGTAGTGTTACACTGCAAACTTCCTCTGCTACGACAACAGTAAATGATGTTCGTGCAGGAGAAAATAGCGTTATAACTTTTATGCCTAAGTCTGCAAACGCTGCCGCAGAACTAACAGCATTATTTATATCAGCTAGAACAAACGGCTCTTTTACGATTACGCATAATAATAGTGGAACATCAAGACAATATGAATACATCATCATTGGATAAACAATCGTGGCTAAAGTCACGAAAGTATATTTTAGACGCATTAAAAAGAGGTATTGATTCTCATAGCGAAAAAGATGTATTCTATGCAATAGCACGAGGTGATGCACAACTTTGGACTGGTCAAAAGAGTGCTTGTGTTACGGAGATAGTAACATACCCTAACTTTAAATCTATACGATTTTGGTTAGCAGGTGGTGATTTAGAAGAATTAAAAGAAATGGAACAACCTATTTGCGAATGGGCAAAATCTATTGGTTGTAAAAACGCACAAATAATTGGTCGCAAAGGGTGGTCAAGAATGAAAGATAAAGACAGAGCTTATGAAGAAGTAGGCACAATATCAATGAGGAGTATATAATGAGTATAGGACAGGATGAAGTAGTACCACAAACTACAACTGTAAATCCCCCTGCTTATGCAGCACCATTTTTAGCGTATGGTGCAAATGAAGCACAGAGATTATACAATACTGGTGGTGGTTTTAATTATTTTCCAGAAAATACAGTAGCAGGTTTTAGTCCAGAACAACAAATGGCTATGAATTTGCAAACGAACAGAGCATTATCTGGTAGTCCATTAACAAGAGAGGCACAAGACCTTTCATTAAATACATTGCGTGGTGATTTTTTATCAGGCAATAATCCTTATTTTCAACAAGCTGTAATAGACCCAATTACACAAGACGTACAAAGTACATTTAGTCGTGCAGGTCGTCTAGGTTCTGGTGCTAATCAAGATGTATTAACTCGTTCACTTGCAACACCACGTATGCAAAATTATGAAAATGAAAGGGCAAGACAAAATGCTATGATTGGTGCAGCTCCATCATTAGCAAGAGCTGATTTACAAGATTATGCAGATTTAGCTAGAGTAGGTGCAATGCGTCAAGATCAAGCACAAAGACAAATTGCAGCAAACATGGATAGATTTAACTTCTTACAATCTGCACCAGCACAAAACCTAAATCAATTCTTAGGTCAAGTTGGAACAGCAGCAGGTGGTTATCAATCAAAAACTGTTCCAATGACAAGAAACCCATTTAATGAAACAATGAGTTCTATTGGTAATGTAATTGGTGGTATAGACTTTTTGAGGAACTTATAATGGCAAAAATTCAATTTGGTAATAAAGTTTATGATACAAATAATCCACAAGAAAATGCTGAATTGTTGCAATTACAACAACAACTAGAACGTAAACGTTTACAATCAATAACTCAGCCAAATAGTATTGCTGCTGCAAATGTAAAAGCAAGAGCATCTTCTGATTTAGCAAATTTAAATGGTTTACAAACTGCAAGACAATTTGAAGGTCGTAATCCTGCTGCAAGAACTGTAGAAGATATTGTTCTAAATAGAATGCCTCCTAAAGTAGATAATACACCAGCAGGTTTATTAGGCATAACGACTCCAAATGTAAATATTAATGCAAGTTCAATATTACCTGTTCAACCTCAATCTGTTCAGTCTCAACCTGTTCAATCTGCCCAGCCTCAACCTAAAAAAACATTAGGTCAACGAGCAAGTGGTTTACTAGATAGGGTTTCTGATGCTTACATGGGTGCAGCACCTATATTTGCAGTAGCACAAGAGTTTCAAAAAGCTGGTGCATTAAGACCTATTGGCGAACCAATGCAAGGCGATCCTTATGGTACAATGATGCAATTACAACAAAATGAACAACAACTTGAAACTTTAGAAAAACTTAGACAAAACCCACAATACGCACCATTTGCAAACCTACCAAATGAACAATTTATAAAAGCTGTTGAACAACAAAATAAATTTGTAATAGAAAATCAATTAGCTGCACCAAATACATACGCTAATATTGATACAAATGTTTCAAGTGAAAATTTAATGACACAATTAAATGAAACTAAAAAACCTATAATTTTAAGCGAGTATGAAGAAAGAGCGCATGGTAATTCAGAAATGACACATGGTATTGAAAATACACTTGCTTTGATGGCAGGTAGTATAAGTGTACCATTTACATCAAGAAATTTAGCAAAAAGAACTGAAGAATCAAGAGCAGCTACTGTAGATTATTTTAATTTAGTTAGAGGTATATTAGTTGATGATGTTGGTGGTCGTGTAACAGTTTTTGATAAAAAAGCAGTAAACAATCAATTTCCTGCTGAATTTAAGGCTGATGGTTCAATATCAAGTTATTCATCAGAAGGTGAAGCATTAGCAAAATATCAAGGTTTAAAAGGAGCATTAACTGGACAATTAAAAGATGCAATAGCATTAACGCAAGACCCCAACACAAGAGATGATAAAACAGTAATGCGTAAAGCAAATTCTAAAATAGATAAATTAAGAAGGGCTATAAGAATTACTGATATTAGAATTGATAGTTTAAATCAAGAAAGACGAGGTGATGATGCGTTTTATGGTGAAAGAGATGATTTATTTGAAAACCCAACAGATACCTCTGGTCGTAGTGAAATGACAGAAGAACAAGCAGCAGAAATATTTCTTGGTGATTTAGATATAACATTTGAGTAAAAATATGTCAGAAAAACAAATTAGAGAAGAACTTAATCAATTTAAACAAGCCGCTAATATAATGGTAGATAAAGGTCGTGTCACAAAATTAGAAGCAAATACAAGAATTTTAGAAAAAGCTAAATCATTAGGCGTAGTTCCTCAAGATTATTTTCCTGAAAAAGTATCACCTTTAGTAAGACTACCATTAGAGGTAGGAGCTTCAGTAGTAAGTAGTTTTACTCCAGCACCATTAATTACATCAACACTTGGTTATGGTGCAGCAAATTATGCTATAACAAAAGCTGGTGATATACTAAATCCTGATTTACCATCAAAATCAAATGTAGATCAATTAACCGATTCTGCATTTAATACAGCAATTATGGGTAGCGTTAATTTAGCAACAAAAGGTGCTGGTAGCGTTATTAGTACAGCATATAAATCATTTAAAGAACCTACAAAAGCAGGTATAGAAGCTGCAAAAAAAGGTGCAGAAAAAGTTGTAACAACATCAAAAACAGAACTACAAAAAGCTGGTTTAGATTCTACATTAGCTAGTCGTTTAGCAGGTACTTTAGCTCCTGATGAACAAAGTGCTACAATATTTGTACAAAAAGGTTTAAAAGACACTATTGCAAAACAAGCTAAAAAAGAAGGTTTATCTTTAAAAGAGTATTATAAAAAATATAATCTTAAACCAGAGGGTTTTCAGCTTCCTATAGGTATGACAGGAGGTGGATTTATTGCTGGTGCTTTTAACGCACTTGGTCGTATGCCATTGATAGGTAAACCTATTCAAGCACAAATTGAAGCAATACGAAAATCAATGTTACATTACACAGAAACAGCTTTTAGTCCTGCTAAAAAAATAACTGAATTAGAAGCTAGTGAAATGATAGCTAAAGTTGGTGCAAGAAAATTTAAAAATATGAGTGCTAGAGCTAGATCATTATATAAAAAATCAGAAACAGGTTTTAACACCCTTTTTAAAAATAATGCAATTAGCACAGCAGAGTTATCTAAAGCAATACAATCAATATTAAAAAAAGAAAATTTAAAAGGTGCAAATATAGACAAAGGTTTTGTTAAATATTTGTCTGATGATGTTTTACCTCAATTAAAATCAAAAAAAATTGATTATAAAACACTTGAAAACATAAATTTTGGATTAAAAGATTTTTATAAATCAGCGTATAAAGGAACTGTTGGTCAAAGTGGTGCAAAAACTGCAACAGAGAAATTATCACAATCTTTAATACAATCTATTGAAAAAGGAATTTTAACAAAAAAATATGGTAGTGATGTTTTAAAACTACAAGGACAAGCTGCTAAAGATTGGAATAAAGCAGTTGCATTAAGACAACAAGCACATGAAAATTGGGCAAAAATGATGGGCATGGCACAAGGTATTATGCCTAAATTAGTTTCTGAAAAAATAGGAGCTAAAGGTTTAAGAGTAACAGGCAGTCCATCAAAAGATTTTTCAACTAAAGGTATTTTAGATGAAACAGGAAAGTTAGAAGGATTATTTACTGCCGCATTTAAAGATAGTAGTCCTGCTAAATTAAAACAATTAAAAGAATTATTAAAATCACCAAGCACAAAGAAAAAAACAGCAACTGGCAAACAAGATGTAAATTGGCGTTTTAATTTATTAGCGGCAAATCATTTTGATACAATTATGATGAAAGAACTTGTTGAAGATGTAGCAGGTCAAAGAGTTTTAAAAGCAAATTTTAAACCACAAGCATTAAAAGAAATGCTTGGTTTAAATAATAAAGGCAGCAATAAATATAAATTTACAAAAATGTTGTTAGAGGGATTTCCTAATGTAACACCAAAAAAACTAGAAGGTTTTTTAAATGCTTTAGAAGTAATGCCAAACGCAGCTATGTCTATTTCAACATTTGTGCAAAGGTCAACTATGTTAAGAGCAGCAGGTTCTTTAACACCAATGTCATTATTAGGAATGACAGGTGCTGGTGCATTTGCTGGTGGTGGTATAGCAACACTAGCTTTAGGAATGGGTGGAATGTATGCAATTAGTAAATTTTTATCTTTACCAGCAACAAAAAAACTAGCTGATTTAGCTGCTAAAAGTGGTAAAAGCGGAGAAGTATATCAAAAATTATTAGGTCAAAGAATGGCAAAATATTTTGAAGATTTAAATAAAAAATTTGGCACTTTACCATCTGGTAAAGAATTGCCTACTGTTGTTAGACCAGCAGTAACAGTTCCAATAACTGAACAAATAACGGATAATTAGGAGTAAAACATGGCAAAAACGAAAATATCACAGTTTGATGCAACCGCAGCAAATAATACTGACCTAAATAGTATTAGTATTGCTGAGGGTACAGCACCATCTAATATTAATAATGCTATTCGTGAACTTATGTCACAACTTGCCGATCTTAATTTAGGTAATGAAGTATTATCTACTCTTAAAATAGACAATTTACACCTAGATGG